TACGGGTGGTGGTGGAACTGCTCCCCCGGCTGTACCCGCCTCCACAAATCGCAACGCTGCAGTTAGTTATCAAGGAGGAGTCCCAGTATTTACAGAGGAACAAGCTCGGGCTCATGCAACCCCCGGTAATTCTGGTAAGCACTTCTATATCCAAGGTCAACCCGGACTACAGGTCTTCCATTAATGGCTGACCCTTGGGGTCCTGCACAGCCTACACCAACTTCTGGGGGCAATCCCTGGGGTCCTGTAAGTGCGCCTGTACCACAGTCGAATGATCTGTGGCATGAGGTTCTTGGTTATGCTGGTGGTAATAATGACACTGTAAATAAACTGGGCAACGCTGCTGGTGCGGTGTACAAACAAGCTGTCGCCAGCGGACCAATTATGAATGGTCTTCCTGGTGTTGCTGATGTGATCTCAGCAGTTCCTGGTTTGCATGATGTTGGTCAGAGTCAGGTTGCTCAGGGTATCCAGAAAGTCCTTCCGCCGCTTATGGGCGGCCGTACCCCTGGTGTACGTGACATCATGGAGCAGTCTGGTTTTGGTCGTCAACCGGGTGAGACGGACGCGCAGTTACATCAGCGTTACAACCAAGGTCTGACTGACATCAACCAGCAAACTACCGCCGAAGCGACTGCTAATCAAATTGGCAATGCTAATGGTAGTCTTGGTGACAAAGCCGCTCGTGTGGGCCAACAGGTCCTCAATATTGGTGCGGGTGTTGCTGCTAATCCCCAGTATCTTCTTGCTCCTCAGATGGGTCTTGGTGCCGGTATGGCTGGTCGTCTTGGTGGTGCTATGGCGGGTAATGCTATTATAGGCGCTGCTGGAGATGCGGCTGCTCAGATGATGGATATGGCTCAGGGTCAGAAGAAAGACTTCGACATTGAGCAGAACCTTAAGTCTGCTATGATTGGTGGTGCTGTGGGTGGCGCTATTCACGGGGCCGTAGAGGTCAGTCCATTTGTCAAGGGCCTCTTCGGTAACAGAGGTATTGACACAACCCCACAGGCTGATCCTAGGCCCAGTCAGATAACGCCTATGACACAGGATCATGTGCAACTTAATGCACAAGACCATGCTCAGTATCAGCAACTGTTGCAGACTGGTAGTGTGGACGACATCAAGAACTTCTTCCAGGGTAGGCAAGGTCCTCAGCCTAACTGGCAGGATGTCAATACCTGGGTTGAACATCGTGATGGACAGAGCCGTACTGGTCCAGTTCAACAGACGCTGCAACCAGATTTCAACTATCAGGATCAATACAATCAACACGCGGAGATGGTACAGAATGAACAGCACCGCCAAAATGTTGAAGATCATGTCAACAACCAGACTGCTGGCTGGACTAATGCTCCTAATGTGGAGGTTGTTCATGGGCCTGCTGACATTGCTGATCCTGGAGTTCGCGCTCAAGCACTAAAAGAAGATAGACCGGGTAGTTCTAGTGAAGGCGCTCCCGGATTCTATGGTAAGGACGGTACTGTTCGAATTTACAGTGGCCGTAACGCCACCCCTGAAGATGTGAATGCACTCTTGTATCATGAGGGCCTTGGCCACTTTGGTCTTGCCCAACAGTTCGGGGACAAACTTGATAGTACTCTGACTAGTCTTCTTGATCGTAATGTGAACCAACTGAGTCGCGACACAGACGCTTGGCAGAAAGCAAATCCCAAGGCGTATGGTGGTAACAGATTACGGGCTGCCGAGGAAGTTCTGGCTGAACGGTCTGAGAGTGGTGCTATGCCAAAGAACTGGAAGGACGCCATGGAAAGTGCTGTCCGCCAGTTTGGTCGTAAGATGGGGCTTAATCTCAGCTATAATGATGCGGAAGTGAGTCATATTCTTGCTATGTCTCATGACGCTGTGATTAACGGCAAGTCTGGTGCTCGTGAGAATGGGTTCAACAGTGCTGGTAATCGGTTCATGTTTATCGGAAAGAACTCTCGTGGATTTGACCCATATGATGCGGGCACTTTCAGAGCGTCTGATGGCCAACAGCGTTCTGAAATTAGCGATAAAGATGCTAAACTTATTCCTCATCTCCAAGGCCCCACACTAGCGGATCACCTAGATCACCCAGAGTTGTTTGATCGATACCCTGAGCTACGCGATATTCCTGTGTCTTATAAACCTCCTGCTGGTTCAGACGGAGCGTACTGGGCTAAGGAACAGGGTGGTCCTCACATTGCAATTAGGCCAGATTCCCCTGACGTACTTAGGTCAGTTCTGCATGAAACGCAACACGCAATTCAAGATATTGAAGGCTATCCCGATTTCAGAAAACTAGTTAATAATGGCGAAACTACTTCTAAGAATAGTGAATTTGGTTATCGAGATCACCCTAGCGAACAAGAAGCCTTTACCACTGAGGATAGGGCTGGTATGTCTATGCGTGAACGTGATGCTAATCCAATCAAGTTCATGCGGTCTAGAGATGAAGACGGTAAACCCCCTTATCTCGGGTTCAACCGTAGAACAGGCGATACTGATTCGCCTGCGTATCAAGACACACTAAAAGATTTTATAAATAGTGTCGAAAATTTCACCAGTAAACATACCGAGGAGATTAGTAGGTTTCAACAAAGTGCTGAACGGTATAAGAAAGACTGGGAAGAGGGGCGGAAAGGTTCATTTGATGGGCCTCCTAGTGAAAGTCAGGAAATTGCAACCTCTCGCAGGCTTGCACTATTCAATATGCTTGATAAAGAATTGTCTGGTTTTCATGAAGCAGATATTCATAATCTTAAGTCTAGCCTAGAAAGCCCATATAGTCATGAGAGTTATATGGATGCTCTTTATGCGAAAGCTAATGAAAGTCTATCTAAAGATCAGAATAAGTTCATGACTCGTGCCCAACAACTTCGGAATCAAATTGCTCGTACTGGTTATATCCCCGAAGATCTTCAAGGCATTCATGACGAAGTTGAGAAGTACAATGAAGGTAAGGAACCAATCAGTTGGGAAGAAACCCGCGCCAGAGCTTTTGAACTTGGCCTCAACCCTAATAAGATTCCTCAAGTCAAACAAGGTGAACTGACTGCTCGTATCATGCGTGCTGGTGCTAGTGCTGACTTGGCTGCCGCAAAGGCTGATGACATTTTAAGTCGTCTTGGAACTGACCAATGGAAAGAGACAGATCAAACCGATCTTGCTAAAGCAATTGCAGATCGTAATTGGGCAATGCACACTTTTCTCGGTCACACCTCGGAAGCTGGTCGTGCTCTGAATGTGAGTAAGGTGTTCAGGCAATATAGTGCGGGGCATATTGGCCCACTGCTAGACGCACTTCGTGAGAATGAGAGTGGTCTAGCACTCTTGGCTGATCCTACTAATCCTCAGGCCATGTTGTTCATGCAACAACTAAAGGCTGACCTCAAGGATGGTGCTAACCCTAAGGCGGCTAATGTTCGTATGGACGCGGTTAACAAACCCTATTGGTGGCAGTATCTTACTACCTTCCATATGAATATGATGTTGAGTGCGCTCTCCACTCACGTCAAAGCACCTATTGACATGACTACAGGTATTCTCCGCAATGTAATTGAGAAGTCAGTAGCGATACCAATCAGTAAGACCAAGCAACTATTGGGTGGTGGTCCTGGGGTTGAGTTCGGGGAATTAGCTAGTCATATCTTTGGCTTGGGTGGTGCTGTTGCGGACGGGGAAGTTTATCGTGCTGTGGCTAGGGCCGCTAAGACTGGTGACAGTTCATATGTACGTCCCATAAATAATACAACCCTTAATGAGAGGATCAATCAACTTAGCGGTCAAAACGATCCTGTTTTGCAAGACCAAGCTAAACTTGACACTGGACGTATTACACAAACCAATTTCGCCAATCAGTTTGGGGCTATTTCTAGTCCCAGATTTACTGGTGCTGCTAGTATTATCAATAAACCTACTGACCTCATTTCAGCCCAGGACACCTTCTTTCGGTCTGTTGAGATGAATGGTCAACTGCGTTCTATTGCTTATCGAGAAGCTACAGAACAACTTGGACCTAAGGCATCTATCTTTGATAAGATGTCGCTCGGTAAAAGTCTTGCACTCAATCCTACCGAGAGTATGATTAAAGAAGCATACCTTCAGACTAATAAAACCCTTCTATTGAATGACAACCCACTTAATACTGCGATCAATAAACTGCGTGTGGTCAAACCTGGGATGAATGGCTTTCAACAGTTTATTTCATTTGTGGTTAGCAACCTCGCACCCTTTATTCGCGTGGAGTCTAACAACCTGCTGAACCGTGTGATTGATCGGTCACCACTTGGTTTGTATCAGCTATTTGATCCCCGCTCTGACATCCGTCAAGGTGGTGCTAAGGCCGACATTGCTTGGGCTAGGATTGCCTATGGTAGTGCTCTTCTTGGACTTTACTGGAACATGGCAGATCCGGCAAGAAAACTACAGACTGGTAGTGGTCCAGACAATGTGGACAAGTACAAGGAGAAGATTGCTGGTGGGTGGAGACCTAATGCTGTCAGCGAGAATGGCGGCTACAATACTGGTGGTCAGTTGGGTATGTCTGTTAATCCTTTTGACGTACATAACAAGACCGCCCAGCTAGTTGCCAGTGCTCGGCAAGCCTATGATGCTGGTATGAGCACACAAGGTTGGGGTTCGGCTCTAATGATTGCTGCTGGGTCTGTTGGTTCTAATCTAGCTAATATGTCTTGGTTGTCTGATGTACACCCGGCTATTGAAGCTGCCACTGCACATGGTCAAACTGCAAGACAGGCTGTTACCAGTTTTGCCAGCAATACTGCTAATACTTGGTTACCTGCGGGAATGAACCAAGCTGCACGACTTAATGATCCTGATCAACGTGACACTAATGCTACAGGAACAACCGCGCAAAGATTTGGTGGGGCTATTGCTAATTCACTTCAGTCTGAGATCCCCGGTCTGCGTAAAGATCTACCAATCAAATACAATGTGTATGGCAGTCCGCTAGCTAATGGAGCTAGCCTTACTGGTGTCCACACAATCATTCCAGGTTTGAGTGGCAATGGTACGACTGAAACCAATGATCCTGGCGAGCGTGAACTTGACCGTCTTCAAGCAATGTCGCCCAACAAAGCGTTGATGACACCAGTCCAACATTCGATCTCTAAAGACCCACAAGATAGTTCAGCAGGGAAAATACAACTGACTACAGCTCAGTTCGAGGAGTATCAGCATTTGGCTGGTAGTAATACAGTCAACTATGTCAAGCAAATGATGAACGATGGTAGTTGGTCCAAAATGACTGATGAACAGCGAGCTGAAGAAGTGTATGGCAAGAATGGCATTGAACAGGATATGAAGAAGGCAGCAGCAGAAGTGATAAGATCGGGGATTAAATGAAGTTACTAATTGGTTCCATTAATATAGCGGATGTTGTTGCACTTGGTGTAATTGCTGGTACAATAGCAAAACTACTACCAGAGTTGGCCGCGCTATTGGCTGTAGTCTATTATGGATTTGTTATCTACGACAGAATACGATATGGTCCTGAGCTAGAACGCCGTACAACTTATGATCAAAAAGACATGACTAAAAGTGAGAAAAAGGAAAATAATGATGCAATTGGTAAAACCTAACTATTCGGCCAGGTCACCAATCGTTAATGACAACAACTTTGTAGATGGGAATCCCCCTATAAGCACTCCAACGATTGGTAGCCCACAGGCCACATTCAATCCTGGTGCTAAGTCCGGGCCACTGCCAAACGGACCGCCCAAGTACATCCAACCTCAGGGGAAGAGGCCGATGTCAAAGGGTATGAGTAATAAACGACTACCGATGAATAATGTGTAATAAAAAACCCCTAGGCGCAAACCTAGGGGTTTTCTTTTATGTTCTTTAGAGTAGAGCTGGAAGTGATTTAATCGCTAGACCGAGAAGTGATTGAACCAATGTGGACCCAATCGTTTCTGCGTCTTTAATCAGATTACCACCTTGGCCTTCACCCCATTGAAGAAACATCTGTTCGAGGTTCTCCAATGTGGTACCAGAGAGAACAGCCTTTTCAATGGTTGGAAGGAAAACCTTGGCAGAACTAACCACACTGTTAACCACAGTGGCTTCAGCAGCGCCAAAGACAGTCTTTACAACCGACCACACTTCTTCAGCAGCACCTTCAACCTCATGCTCAAGCCAGCCACCAGCCGCTTCTAGATCATGTTCGATAGTTTGAATAAAACTCATTTAACTGGGGTGACCTTTCCACGAATAAGCATACCAACTGCCAGAGTGACAACCAGAGCGATGATGTTCTTGTAATCTTGTTGCATGGCACTAGCTTGCACAGCAGCAACCACAGCGGCACCACCACTAGTCCAAACGATAGCAGGCTCAGAGCTGATAGCCAGCTTGATCCAGTTTAGAAATCCATTCATATTATATTACCTCGCAATAGCCCGAAGAGCAAGCGTACTCTTGGGAGCCTGTTGTGTTGTCTTCTTGTTCGTAGGTCTTTAGCAAATCCCAATCGATCTGCTTGGGCATCCTACTTACCCATTCGTTGTATTGTTCTTCTGTGATCTCTTGGTAGGGAGCCTGTCGATAGGTGTGTTCAGAATAGGGTAGAAAAGCCACACCAGAAAGAATATCGAAATTATCCCACACCCAAGATCCCACACCAATCCATTCATTTTCTTTTACATTCACCGTTATACTGGGTTTATGTTCACACCAATGTTCTTGGACATTACGCCAGATTTCAAGGTGCTCGATTGCAGTGATATCCGACCTGCACAAACTAGCATCTGGGCTTGCGATGGGGAAAGAGAAGACAGCCGTATGGTCTGGGTTTGTGACATCTGGTTCAAAGGGTACACCTTGGTCAATTAGGAATGTGGTTAGCGGATCTTTTACATCTCCTCGTACCGTCCTAATATAAAAAGGACTATGCCGAGGGTGAATGCCAGAACTACTGTCCACCAACTGGGAGACGGTACCTGAAGGCTTAACACAAGTAATAGCCACAGACTGCTGAATACCAAGAGTAGTAGCCAGATTCTTATTTGTTGCAACTGCTATCTCCCGAAGGCGTTGGAGCCACAGACAACCTTCACCAGTTCGTCCGAGGATTGGGTGGTCGAGGATTCCGGTAAGGCTAACGCCAAGTAGACGTTCTTCTTCTGTATTTTTCCGCCAGCAACGTCTGAGATACGCAAACTGAGTAAGAGTGGACTGAAAGGTCCCAAGAATGGTGGCCAGTCGCACTTTTCGTTCCAGGTCTGACAAGTTATCTCCAGATCGTACAACGACTTCAGTGAGGTTACAGAACTGATTAGGTCGAAGAATGATCTCGCTGCAAGGATTAGTCCCGTACTCGAAAGAGACATCTCGTCTGGCATTTCGACTAGCTTGTCGCACGCTTGCCTTACGGTTGAATATCCCTCGCTCCCCACTTTTACTGTCGTATAGAGATTGCCACTCTCGTAGGAATTCTCCGACGGATGGTTTTCCCAAGTACACCGCGCTGTTATTAGATAGACCTCGTTGTCCATTCTGCTCCCACCAAGCTCCGTGCTTTGCCTGCCTTGCTCCTTCATCACTTAGATCGCTTAGACTGATCATGGCTGACCGTCTTACACCACCGACAACAACAACCTCTGCAATCTTACACAAAAGATCGTGGCACTCTAGCGACGATAGTTGCCTTCCTCGGGCTCGATTACAAACTTCTGTAGCATAAGTAAATAACTCGACAAGCGGCTCAGGTCCGCTAGCACGACCCCCAAAAGTCTTGAGTCGAGCGCCTGCAGGCCGTACTCGCGAAACGTCCCATCCAGGTGTGTAACCCTCAAAGAGGTAACTGAGGAGGGTTCTAAGGGCTGATGCCCACCCTTCCTTACTGTCTGGTACTGTGACAATTGGTTGATCTTGTCCACCAATAGTTTCTCCGATGGTTGGAAGTTGATCCACATATTTCTTTTCCACGCTGAAACCAACACCAGTCCCACAAAGTAGGATGTACATGGCCTCATCGAAGGCGCGTAGGTTGTCAACTACAAGATAAGCACAATTATAACCAGCTACGTGAGTCCTGTCAAGAGCTGGACCAGCAGTCATAAGACATCTCATTGATGGCATGACTTCTAGATTAATTATCGCATCTTCAATTTCAAGCCATTCTTTTGAACCTAGAGAACCACCTTTGGTGTAAAGCATCATCCAATCAATATAGCGTCGGACAGTTTCTTCCCAGGTTTCTCGTCGGTTCTCATCAGGTATCCACCTAGCGTAGCGACTTGTGTGTATAAATCTTTGATAATCAGTTAGAATAGGTTTTCTCCTGCTGGTTCAATATTAAAAGCTAGATCGAACCCTTTAAATTGTGGGTTAAGCCAGCCGTACTTATCTGCTTTCTTTTGTGCCCGTGCCAAGGACTTAGCAACTGCTTTAGGTTCTTTATTCTTGCTAATGTACTCAATAGTTTCATTCTGTACGGATTCAAAAGCCTTACGATGAATGAACATACCTTTATTGCTGAACACACCAAGAGTTAGACTATGATCAAAGGATTTGAAATGCTGCTTTGGGTCAATAAAGTGCACACCTATTAGTTGTATCCTATACACCCCATCAACTAGATAATCATAGACAGATCCGATGTGATTACCATTACCTTGTTCATACTCATTCTGATTATCCTGATCAAGTTTTACCCAATTAGGTGGTAGAACTGGTAGACCAACCTGATATGTATAAAAGATATCGTAGTCTTTCGGTTGAAGATGTACACTATATGCGTAGTCAACAACTGCTCCACCCATCAGAACAGAGTTCTTTGGGGCCTCAGAGATCAATTTCATCCAGAGTTTCGGACCGTTCGCCATCCCAGTTCCTTTTGGGTTTCTGTCGTTGTTGTTTAGGTAGTTTCAGATCCTTATCAAAGTGATTCTGCCTACGCTGTCTTCTACGATCCTTAAGATCGAACTTGTTCATACCCTTGCTCAACGTCGTACTCCGATAGTTCCCAAATCTTGAGGCTAAGGAATTTAGCTAGTGCCACTTCTGCCGCAACCCCTTTTGACTTCTGCCACCCAGGAAGAAGAGCAATTGCGTCCGCTTCATTTGCAATATAATTGAGATCATCCATAATCATACAACGCATAACCTTACCATCAAGTTCTAGTTTATCATAACCTTTTTGGCGATCATTATCCGCTGGACTAAAAACTTCATGTCCATGTTTTCTTAGTGTCAGGGCAGCCATATCAAAGGCTGGAAAGTTAAACTCTGGAATGCCTCTCATAGGGCCAGCTAGGTAGACGTTCATTGGTTCTCCAATATTTCGAATAACCAATACCACAATATTTGGTTTGGTTCTATATTTTTATGCCGGAAATAAGCATAACTACTCGTCCAATAATCAAGATTTTTGTTCAAGAATTAGTTCCAAACGAGCTAGACTATTCCAGGCAACGTGGGCAGCATGTAGAAGTTCACTATCAGCATCACAAACCTCTCCAGATGCTTCCTTGAGCAGGTGTCGAGCCAGTGCGTCAGTGTAACGATTAAGTCCGTCTGGGACATGTCTCCAACCAGCCCAGGCATATTTTCTGGCACCAAATTCACTGACACGAGATAGTTCTTCAATTGCTCGCGGAAAGTATCCGATTGCTCCACGATAGACTGGAGCCTTTCCTTGGTCATACTTAACTGCGCCAGGTATTGACCCCTCGGCATCAGACATTATCTTCCATCACACCAAATAGATTGGTTGGGTCTTCAATCGGTACGATCATAAAACCCCATTCAGCAAGTTCTCGTTCGAGAGTCTTAGCATCAAAGGGTTCGCCTTCGTAGATACGATCAATGATGTCATTCAGCATATCATCCATCTCAAACCTTCTTTCTGGCGCCTGTATGCCAAGAACCACAGTCAATGCACTGAAGTCGTTGTACTTTAAAAAACTTCGTCCTTCGAAATCCTCTAGATTGTACATGATTACTCCCACAAGCTCCACAAGCTCCCTTGTTATCCCCAAGATGCGGGTGATCTTGAATGAAAGGTTTAATTCGCTGATAGAGATTAGCAGTTACCTTGACATCCTGAATACAATACTTCTGCATCCGCTTCTGGGCCTTGACATCGCCTTCAAGAACAGACCGCCAGAGTGCAAAGCCTTCATGCTTCATCTTAGATCCAACACCAAGTAAGGGGCCAATATAAGCCAACTTGGCCATCACAAATCCCAAGCCTTTTACGGTCTTAATCAAATCGATAGAGGTAGGTGGTGCAAAAGGTTTCAAACCCTCAAGCATTAGATGGCCTTTAATCTTAGGCAAATCATATCGATTGCCGTTGTAAGTAATTACAGCGTCTGCCTCATCAAGAAGATTGCGAAGAACATATGCCATGTCTGTTGCACCATACTCCCACTTAGAGAGGAAGATGAACTCTTTAGAGCCAACCCAATGAGCACAGAAGCAGAGAAGACCGCCGCTATCAATCAACTGATCAGGACTAATATTCTCATCATACATCCGCCAGACATAAGCCTTGGCAGGTGCCCATTCGATATCTATAACTAGGATTTTACTCATCAATCCACTCCTGGGGTACGACACCAACGGCCCACTTGTAGCCGTTCCGGTCTGCCCACTTCTCGTGGGTCTGCTTCTGAAAGGGAACTTTCTTGTTGGCCTCCATAAATAGGAAGCGAATGTCATGATCAGGATATTGTTTACGTACCGCAATCATCTTGCGAATACTCTCCCGATCTAGTCTACCTTTGACTTCGATAATAATTCCGTTGTCTAGTATGAAGTCTGGATGATAAATTCCGTTTAAAGTGTAAGGAAGTTCCAAAGTCTCGTAGGTATATTTCACCCCACGAGACCTTAGATTGGCATCGACCGTGCGCTCGAAGCCTGACTTAAAAGCCACTAAGGATATTTAGCCGGATCAAGTTGGTAATGGCCCCAGTCCTGGAAGTGACTAACCACACCGTCTACCCAAGCACCAACTGCTTGGCCACCCCACTGAACGTCAATACCCAACTCCTGAGCAGCAGCCAAGACTTGTTTACTTACCGCAGTGTAGACCACAGCCACAGTGGGACCAGAGCCAAGATAGACGCCATTGACAAAAACCCCAATATCAACAGCCATAGCAAGATTATTGTAATGACTGTCTGGGAGGTGTCTCGAATGAAGTGTTTGGGAAAATCCCTCAAGAACCAATTGCTTTTCTTCGGCGAGAGTTCTAATTCCATAGATCACCTGAAATGGTTGTGGAGTTTGACTAGCAGCGTTGATGACTTTGACAAGATCGGGATGAACTTGAGAAAGAAGATTATGTGGATCTAACATGTCTTGTAAAACTTCCCAGCTTCGCTCTGATTCAATATCAACAAATGACCACTATTAGGTTTAGGAAGCCCACCTCGAGATTGAATGTACTTATTCAACCCTGGTGTCTTGTAAATAATGTCTCCGTACTCAGGTCCATCTTCTGTCATCATAACTGATTGATGATAACCTAGTACCGCGTTCTTAGTGATACAAACATTATCACGAGCTTCATCGACCAAGATAGTGCAAGCACTCAAACAAGGACCATCCACGATTACAGGCGTCTTGTCAGCAGCAAGTTGCCTACCTTGAGCGGCAAATAGATCGATGATACCACCAGGACTAAACTCAACCACACAGGGAACTGAGCAAGGGACCGGAGGATAACTAAAGTCAGACTGACCTAGACCAAAAATCGAAAGAATAAGAAGACTAATCATAAATATCATCACTCTCTTCTTCTTCCAATTCGTCGCACATCTGAGCGGCCTTAACGCGGCCAATGGGTATAACAATATCAGGAACCGCACCGAGTTCTGTAGTCTTCATGATGGCAACGTGATGCGGGGTGAAGATCAGAAAACCCTCGGCGAACCATTCCACATCTTCGATGTCTGTAATTACGTAATGATTACTCGGAAACTTAGCCTCTTCTTCCTTACCCTTACCACCATTAATGGTACCGAGATGAAAGATGTTATCGTCGTCCATATTTGCTTCCTTGCTCTAGAAGTTCACTTTTTCGAATACCTTCGGTTCTCTTTTTACTGTCGTGAAAAACTTAGGGCCATTAGAATAAAGAAAGGTCCGAAGACCCAAACCACCATTGCTATCAGCCCAACAACGCCTCTTATGATCACAGTAGGAGCAATTTGTTCCAAGAACTCGGTTACCACTTGCTCCATCTTCTTCATCGGGGTAGCACCTTTCAGGTTCGACATCTGACTCAACAGCAGACTTTAAATAGTCAATACGTTCTTCAACATTAACTGTGGCAGCAAGTTCGTCCTTAGTGAATGGAAGATAAGCTAGGTGTCCGCTGACTTTGTCCATTGCAAGAAATGCACCGTCTGTGTTTCTTGCTTTACTATAACCGGCGATCTGTTCAATATAACCGAAGGCGTCGTCTTCAGCCAAAGATCCATTAGCGAACTTCTTAAACGAATAGGGGCTAGCACTCTTGACATCAACAGTTACTCCGTCGATGTCGGCGTCGATATGTCCTTTAATTCCTTGGATAGCCACTTCATCTTGGCGAGCCGTAACATTGTGGCCCGACACGCTGGCGAGGAATAGTAGGACAGACTCTGTAATGTGGCCAACGAGGAACTTGAGGAGAGTGTGGCCTTTGAGTGGTTCTTCTGGTTCATATCTCTTTTGGTACCAAAGTTGACGTGCGCCTTTTCCGAGGTTGGACATACGAAGGGTGAATGGTCGTTTACCTTCTTCTAGACTGTCCCGGATAATGGTAGCAAGTTCAGACCCAAATTCAGTTGCTTCGGCGTCGGTAACTTGCTTACCATTTTCCAGGACAGAATAGATGTCATCTACTAAAGTTGAGATTAAGCGACTTCCTCGGCCCAGGGCTTGTCATCTTCTCTAGTTGGGAATTCACCGCCTTCAAATGCTACCAAGTCCCAGACCTGAAGCGATAGAATATTAGCCGACTTCTGATTCTTACCATACTCGTTAATAGCAAAGTTGACATTGACCGTAGAACTATTACCGATCTTGGTCTTCGGATTCCACGCTTCACCATGATGGTCAACCACACGAATGGGTTGGTTCGGACTGCCGTCTTGCTTCAGTTCACGACGCTTGAAGGTCATATAAGGACCATTACCCTTGTCCTTGATCTTCTCTTTCAGACCTTCAACTTCCAGCCGATGAACAGTTTCCTCGTCGAGATACACATCAATGCTCCACTCCTTGTGAGCATTTTGATAACCCCAACCAGGTTCACCGGTAATCTTGGCCCACTTGGCCTTTCCACGAATGAGCAATAGATGCTCCTTTCTTTCTTGTTATTTTCTTATTGTTTTATTGTCTTCGACATTAAAGTAGATGATCTCTCATCACCATATTCAATATTGTACCTTATGATACTTTACTTGTCAACCAATTTATCGAATATTCTCAAATGAAATGTGCCATTACCGTTGTCGTGGAACTGAACACACTCAGAATCTACAAAGTCGCCCACTATTTCGAGTGGTACTGTAATGTATGGTCCTATTTCATCATTGCATTCAAATTGTTGATAGTAGTCTGGTCCTTGTCTCATGCAAATAGATCACTTTCCCTGCAATATTTCTCGTATTTATTTAGATCAATGGCACTCTGCCCAGTTGAGTCCAACTTTGTAGTTACCCGTGAGCGGGACTTTAAATCCAATAGCAAGCCCTGCACTTGTGATTGCGTCAACACAGGTCTTTCCAACTTCCTCAGAATCCTCGGTCTTTGCATCAAGTTGTCCTTCATCATGAATGTTACCCACATAGAAGCCATCAAGCCCGCGCCGTTTAATCTCATTACGGGCTATGATAGCCGCCTTCTTCATAACTATTGCCCCCGCACTTTGGAGCTTATAATTAAGGCTAGCGCTTTTGGAGTGGCACCTGACGAATCCCCCATCAATAGTTCGGAGAAGTCCGCCAGTTCCTCGAAACTCATCTTGGATATCTGCGACCAATCTGGCCAGTCCGGGCGTACCTTTTTCAAGGACTCCACGAGCCCATTTACCGTATGGTCCAGCTTCACCTTTACGAAGTTCAGGTTTAAGCGTGACTCCGAGTTTACCATCTCCAGCTCCATAGAGATAAGCGTAGAATCCATTCTTGACCGTGAGATCACGCATTTCATCTGGGAGTTCGAGGTTTCTAGTGTTAAGGAGGTGGGGGTCTCCTGTAGTGAAGAGAAGGGTGGCCTCAGCATTGTTAAGATACTCAGCAAACATACGCATTTCAAGGCCGCTGGCATCATAGCCAACTTCTCGTCGGTTGGGTCTAGCTTGCCAGAGCCTTCGACATTCAATTCCATACTTTACCTTCTGCTTTGCCTTAGGGATATTGGCTGTGTTTGGACCAAAATGTGTCATCCGACGGGTTGTTGCACCACAAGTCAGAACACTACCGTGCATACAACTGTCTTCATAGTTAACATTATTCAACCAAGTGTCAATCATAGATGACCGACCCTGAAGTACAAGCCATTCAGCAATAGCAGTTGCTTCAGGTCTTCTCGAACTCTCAGCGAACGCTAGAAGGCTTTCTTCGTCAACCTTGGGGAAACCCTTCTCAGTGAAATCTTGGGGTTCCCAACCTAGTCCAAGTAGGCGTTCTACTCTCTGCTTAGGCGATCCAATATTGAAGGCTTGCCAATCGAGAGTGCTGTAGGTTCCGTCTCCGTTTTCACGGAGTTCAGGATATGTTGCAAGGTGCCTGAGGCGGCTCGCATATTCTCCTCCGTCCGCTTTAACTCTTCGATTGTATGTTCCGACAACTTCAAGCTTGGGTGGGAATAGCTCCAGTATTGGACCTTCCAGAGCTGCTTGCTCAGCTCGGAGTTGACCGACAAGAGATTGTGCACCTGGGATGTCAAATGCCCAACCAGCTCGCTTTTGCTCATCTACTACCTCTCTGATTTCATGTTCAATTTCACAAGACAGCTCACTAAAACCAAGCCGCAACATACGCTGCCACAGAGCACGAGCCACTTTCTTTCCGAGCCGAACGTCTTGTTGGCAATACCTGTCCATTTCGGGGCTGTAGCCACTGAAGTCGTCGAACTGCCCTTTCGGGTCTCCAAGACGTTCGCCCCAAGCTTCCAGGCTGTGGCCGCCGCTGAGAGCAGGATCGTACAGGTATGAAAGAACAAGAGTGTCGACGATATTACCAGTGTGAATGGGAGCGCCAACCAATCTCGCCGTGTGAGGTCCGTCGTAACTGATCGCGTTATGACCGACAAAATATACCCCCTGTCCCCGTAGTTCATCGAAAAATCTCCGTATCGCATCATGGCCAACGAAACTATGAACTTCATCAGAGTCCATTCGACTGGCACACATCATCCAAAGTTTAGATGGGTACAGGCTGTCTGCTTCGCAGTCTATGTACCAATATTTGTGATAGTCCTCAACGCGGGGAAGGTATTTTACCATGAATGCTCAACTATTGTAGTTCCTCCGTTGTTGTACTGTATAATCTGTTCTTTGTCTAGTTCTGTGAGTCGCCCGGTGAATTCGTTATAATGAAGGTAAGCGCCAGGACCAGTCCTGCCACAAAACCTGTTCTTTTCTACAATAAGTTTCACCACATTACGCCTCCACGGGTCTTCGGAGAGACGTTCTCTATGAAGTTTGATTACAATATTGGCCAGTTGTTCCACACCAGCAGTGCCCCTAATTTGACCCTGCCTATTCTGGTGTATTACAGCAAGTACCGCGATATTTAATTCCATTGTCAAAGTTTTGAGCTTAGTGCTAATCTCATCTAGTTGCTTACGCTCATCCCCTGATTGATCAGACACGACAATACTAAGATGGTCCAAGATAATATACTTGCAACCAAGATTGTGCATATGGCGGACTTTATTGAGTATCTCCTGAATGGAGTTACTCCCGAAATGATCATAAATAACCAGCTTGTCAGTATTAACACTCCGATCAAAATACTCACGCATCTCCTCCTGTTTAATTGTGTCCCTTACATCTGGAAGATGGAGAGGTAGATTAGCCTCAAGTGACATCAAACCTAGTGCTGTGTCGCCGTTAGTCTCTTCCAGGTGAAGGAGTCCGATACCCGCATCGGGGCTAACCTTACGGATATTGAACTCTATTTCCTTGAGTACTGATGTCTTTCCAACACCTGTTTCCGCAGTGAAGACCACGAACTCCGAAAGCCTAATGCCGTATGTCTGAGTATTAAGCAAGTCCCAGGGATACGGTACTGTCTCATACGCCTTCCGTTCGCTGATCTCACCCCACATGTCGCGGCCAAGTTTGAGGCCGCTTGGAGTAAACGTCGGGCTGGACCACCATTCACGGTTGAACTGCTCCCGCTTACCAGCTTTAAGATAGTCGTTCGGGTCTTTGCCGTCTGCAAGAGTAAGAATCTTAACCTTGCCGATGGGGAACATACCAGCCACAGCAAGAGCCGCCTCTTGGCCGGGGTAACGGATTTGTCCCGTTCTCTCATTTACTTTCGGATCGTCCCTGTCGAAGCAGACAACGACGTTTGCAAAGCTGTTAAGGTATTCAAAGTTGTCTGCAACATCTCGACTAGCTCCGTCCGCTCCATATCGAACAGACACGACCGGCCACCTGCTTCCCATGAGCTCAAATGCCGCGCAAGCGTCATATTCGCCTTCAACAATTGTAATGAACTTCGCACTACCTCCAGGAAAAAGCTGGCTTCCGAAGAGTCCGGAGTGTTTGATGTCACCTTCAACATTAAATTCTTTATCAGGGTGTCTGACCTTGTTTGCAAGGTGTTTTCCATCATTGAAATATGGGAAGTATGTCGTGTCACCATTACGCCAAATGCCATACTTCTCAGCACTGGCGCGGGATATCTTTCGATCAGTTAAATCTTTGTAGTCTTTACCGAGTTCTGTGAGGATATTACTGTCCTCCTTCTTATTGTTATTCGGAAATGTCGTGTTACCGCAACTGAAGCAATGAGTGTGTCCATCATCATACAAAGAATTGGCATCACTACTATCACATTCGTTACAGGCAATGTGCCTTAGAAACTGACTTATTTTATAATGGCCTCATAGTAAACATAAAAAAGACCGTGCCAATATGCTCTGAGATTTTTGTTAGGATAAGCTACTCTAAGAGCTTTGTTCATTTCGGAACAGCGTTCATTATTTGTTAATCCAGACGGGACGTTGATAATTCTAATCTGACTACCTGGTAAAAGGTTACCTGCCTCAATAAGCCAATGACTCCAATCAGTTTTTACGGTAATTGTCATGCACTTTCCTTTTTAACGCTTCATGAATTTGAATTGGCGAGTAGTCTGTATGTTCAAGACTGACACACACATACCTTGGATCATCTATTTTCTGGTAGTGAAGGTGACCATGGATGTTGGTTCCGAACCTTCCCACACTATCAGGATGTATAGGTATGTGGGAAAGAATGACCTTATTACCTTCGCCGTCCTTTTGAACCACATACGAACGAATGTCATCAAAGAACGGAAGATAGTCTGGCAACTTGAAAATATCATGATTGCCTTTGACTAGAACAAGGCGACCAACAAAGCGAGATAGCAAATGCCTGCTATGCCGATTGATACACACGTCTCCAAGCATGTAGACCCGATCTTCGGGCTTGATAACTGCATTGTGACGTTGGATGATTGTTTCATCATGTTCCTCTATAGTTTTGAAAGGCCGAAGTGGCGTTCCGTCTTCTCGTTTGAAATTGAGAATATTAGCATGGCCAAGGTGATGGTCAGCAGCCACCCACGTCCTGCCGCTCATTATGGATTAGGTTCTCCTTCATAAATCTTCTCTCCGTAGAACCGGGTATTCCAGCCCTCATGCCAGTCCTCCCAGCGTTGATCCCGCAACCCACCGTCCATCTGTGGAAACGGATTGTGATGACGACTAATTGAGCGAGCACAGGCTCCGTAGCCCTCAAGAAACTCCGTAGAGCGTTCAGCTCTGCCGAACTTGTCCGTCGAATGTTCCGCTGTCTTGGGCACGATTGATCTCCCTTACAGTATAACCACGTTTGGCAAGAGCAATTCGAAGATTTTGAAGGTCGTCCCAAGTACGTTGAAGATATTCAATAGCTTCAATTTTGTTACCCTCCTCGGCAATATTGTTAATGAATGCGGCATTGTATTTAGCCACTTATCGCTCTCCTTATTAGGGGATCAAACTGCGCAAGACGGATAGCGGACAAACTAGGGGCTTTGTTATAACCATTCCAATGATCTTGGTGGCGAAAGACTTGCCCAGCAACAGCGCTCTTAGTTATACCGAGCTTATTTGCACACTTACTAAATGAAAGACCAAAATAACGTAGGTCACGCAAAATGAGAAGTTGCTCTTTAGACCAATCAGGCCGTTGCTTGTTCATCCCCAACCATCTTCAATAAGATCTTCATCTTGCTCTTCTTCATTAAAATATTCAACAGTTTCCTGTATAATCTCACTACAAGAAAGACAGTCCCAAAAACTATTAGTATCACGATCACAAATCGGGCAGCGCATTACTTCTCCCGTACTTTCTTATATTCGTCTTGTTCTGGGAAGTTCTCTTCCATGTAGTCTAAAACAAACTGTTGTTGAACGGATTCAAGTGCTTGGGCGAGATTATGAAGACGCTGACGAACAGCCATAGTGGTTGCATATGGATCGGGAAAGAAGTTAACAATGTTGTCACAGCGTTCAGTCAGCTTCTTCTGCTGGGCTTCGTCAAGAGCCGGACCAAATTTGATAGTCGGGTTAGGCTTTCTCTTGGCTGATCTTGACCTGATGAAGATAATATGTTGATTGTACTCACGCCTCTCAACAACCCAACCATATTTGTTAACAAGCTTACTTTCAAGATAAAGTGGAAGACTGTATTTAGTCTTTAACTTCATTGGTCCACTACCAACCGAGATTGAGGTTGCGGATACCACTTCCAATTCCGGCCACGGAAGCAGGGGCGGCAACCCACAATCCAGGTCCAGCTTGTTGTTCTGCGGGCTTATGATCATAGGCAATTGCCTTCGGTTTAATACCGGTTCGTAAACTTTCTGCAAGACCTCTGAGGGCGACGCCGTACTGCTGAACAGTTGTCCCTTCGATGCCCGGTGCAGTATTAGCTTCCAGGACATAAAAATCTCCCTTTTTGTCCTCGATGATATCCAGACCACCAAAATCCAAGCCCAGCGCCTTGATGGTCTGTATTGCCAAGGCGTCGCGTTTAGCACTAGGAATTATGTTCTTGCGCTGAAAGATAAAACCATTTTGCCAGGAACGAACTTTCCAGCTAACAACTTCACGCTTAGGGTCACGGACCTTTTGTTGGGTGTCAATAATATCATATGGCGTTGCATGAACGCGAAATTCCTTTTCCTTGAAAATGTATTGGGTGTAGAGGGGAGCTTCTATGAGCTCATTACCTGGCTCTACTATTACAATACCATCGCCTTCATGGCCTGTCAAGGTCTTCCGGGCCACAACCGTCTTGCCAGAAGCCAGCCACTCCTTGGCCACAGCCTTATTAGCTGTCCAAGGAACTGTGGGTATATTCTTTCCCGCCAGCATCTGAAATGTCATTAGCTTATTAACAGCCTTAGCAACCGCACCCGGTTGATTTAGTGGCCGAAATTTAGTAACTGCAATAGCAGCGCGACATTTACCCCAGTTAACAATCACATCGTCCGGCTTAACAACCTTATTAAGATGAAGACGACGAAAACCCTCCTCTTTAGCGAGCAAGGCGGCTCCGTCGGACGGTCGGCCACTGTAAATCCAAATGGTCATTCGGTCAAAGCCCCTTCATTCCACGCAGAACAGAACGCCAAATCTTGAGCGATCCTCATGCCGTCTCGCAACATCTCTTCAAATCCAGCAACCTTAAGATACTTGATAGCATATGGCCCAAGAGAATTCTTCAGGAATTCAGTCGAGTCCATCATGCTGAATTGCTGGATGATTGCAGTAGGATTTTGAAATGTCCTAGCCCTTTCCTTGATCTGCTGGAGGGTACCAATCCAATGCATAAGACGACCCTCATGCAATGTGCATTCCAAGGACCGATACTCAATACTGCCAAACTTCAACAGACTGGCGAAATTAATTGAACTATAGCGATTATTCTGTTGAATACCGAAGAAGTCTGAACCCTGGGAAATGGAGTTTACAAGTTCAACAATTTGTCCCATCGCATCCTTGGCGCGGAAACAGAAATTATTACCAACTCTGTGTTCTCCGTTCTGAGACACTAGAAGTTCGTCAAGTATCACAGACAACACCATCGAATTGTAGATGGTTCTGAATGATTCTTGAGAATAATTAACGTGAACATGGATTGAAGTCCGGTACGAGTCGAACACCTCAACCCCTGGACCGGTAAGGTAACCAAACAGAAGTTGGATAGCTTTCTCAGTATTTTTCAAATTATATGGTGAACGACTGACGTACTCAACAGCCTGAGATCCTGGTACGATTTTCCGAAGACTGCCATCATTATGTTGAGCCCACAAAATCTTAACCCGCTCTTCAGGGCTCATAATATTCTTGCCTTCGAGCTCAACTTCAATACCGAAAACGTCTGTCACACTAGCCGCATTCGCAATAGGAATATGACGAGTTAAGGTGTCGTCCAGTTTCATTCTCTTTGTAAGCATTATGCGAGAGCCTCCTGCAATGCTTCATTGAGGTGTTTGTACTCATTCAAAATCTTGTACTCACCAAGATTACCATTAAGACTTACGCCAACCTTGGTACCACGATATTCAAGAATAAAATCCTGGTGGATGTAATCATACGACAATGCGAAATCCTTATGAAAAGCAATAGTCTTAGCTTCTTTGTCTTTCAAGACCTTTTCGACAACAGGAATTTCAGGATAAACATTCTCTAGCATATTTACATACGGACGTGAAAAATTGAAATTCTCTTCTGGCATCATAACATTTTCTGAAGATGAAAAGCCGAGTTGGGAACGAATCAAACCCTGCCGATATTGCTTGATTGGTTTTCTATACCACCAAAGACAGTGATTATTAGTATTGGCATAACCAATATTGTACTTCTTATATGTGAACGCTTTGTCTTCGAGATTTATATTTTTATTGCGCATATTGAAAGCACAGACGACTAGACGAAACTTATCTGGAATCTGTTCACTGTTATTAGGATCTATCTGATGACTAACTTGCTTGACGAAAACAGCTTTATTCTCATAATAACAGATAGTTTGACTGAACTTGGAACTAACGTCTTCTAGGTTGTCGAACTGTATTTCCTTAGGCATTAAGCCGCCTTAAGTAGTGTTAGTGGATCCAAGTGCAAGTCACACTCGGGATAGTGTTCAGGCCAATCAACATCATTGGTGTTGATCACAGTCTGTGCGATGTCACCATAGTTGTCCTCGGCCCAGAGCCCGCTAAAGCCGTCGGCCATAGCGACCTGAGTAGTGTTATAGACCCAACGCATCAATGGGTCTGAATCCAACCATCTATTTGAGAGAACGCGATACTCCAACCCGTAGGATTTCGGACGAAACGCACCCGCTTTCCCGTATAGTGAACGACGAACCGGGTCTTTATCCCAAAAAAGTGAATACATCCCAAGATAGTAGTCCAACTGACGTGCAAAACGACAACAAAGCATGAACCAATCTTTATCCTCAATGTCTTTGTCCTCTGTCCAACCAATGTGAATGTGCCCGCTAGCGGTCCTGAAAGGCTCCCCAGCGGGATCGGGGGCCGGATTGGTAGTCATGGTCCAGCCACTATAGTCAGGGTTACAGCCGAGCTCCTGGGCATGACTAGGGACTTGAAACTTGAAGTAGTCTGGCTCAAACCGAGCAACAGGTTCAGCCACAACATTATAGCCGGGGACCATATTGATCATGGTGTTCATAACGGATTGAATATTGTGAACAAACTCATCACAGGTTTTAGCAGGATCAATGTTAAACTCAAGTGCGGTTCCGTCAATTTGGACCGCCCCAAATGGAACTTTGTGAGGTTCCCACTTAGTTCCGGGAATTCTTGGTCCATGTTCCAGGTCGTCAGCAGACACAAAAGCACCCGTATTAGGGTTACGCATAAAGAGTTCTGGGTCGCAACCGACCAATACTGTTGATTTCAACTCTTGTTTCCTTCACATCACATGTCGGAGGGTTTCATAGCAATCAACATCGCCATAACAAACTTCACACATGAATGGAGTATTCTTGGCCCCATTCCAGTTACCCATTATCTGAATAAAGTCACCCCATTCTTGACTGTTGTCATTACAGAACGCACAGCCTTCGGCAACCATGTGCTCAAACTGCTGCTTGTTGATGGTGTGGCCGTAGATGTCTTTGTATGGGGGGCGAAATCGCTTGGTATCGAATTTTTGATTAAACGATAGAACATTGCTATCACTCTTCTTATAACCAGCAAACGTCTTCACCGTCGTCGTAGTTGTAGCCCCACCTGTAAAAGGGACTGTGGCATAAACACATGACTTCCCTTCAACTTTAGACTGCTCGGGACTGTCAAATTTCTTGGTAACAACCGTGGGGACTTTCCACTTATAATGGGTGTCCTTGGTTATCGTGAAGAACTCGTCGCCTTCCGTTTTCTTGCGACGACGACCTAGAACGTACTTAAGCATCTCAGGTTCAGACGCCCAAATAAGCGTGCAACGATCTGCAGAATAGCAATAGTGAAGTGGTCGCTTGTCATTACGCAGGAAGTTTAGGGTTCCGTCTCGCTTGTCAAACCACGTAAGAGCCCAAGCGCCAGTCACACGCTTCATGGTTTCAACAACACCAACTTCATTTATTGTCGAAAAAATGGCCTGACTGTCTGTGTCATAGAGATTCGCATCATGAAGATTTTTAATAGTAAATTTGTCAAGCGTACCATTATGAGCACCCATAACATGTTCAAAAGCGAATGGATGAGCATTCTCTTCAGTGTGAGCCCCAAGAGTGGCATATCTGTTATGCCCTATGAGAACTTTAACAGGATTATTGATGTCCATAGCGTCTTCGAACGCCTTGGAGTGAAACAAGTTGAAAGGGTGTCCGGGCGCTCTTGCTAGAGTGAACTCGTTCGTGGCTCTGTGAACAAATCCAGCACCAGTTGAGTGTGCACCTCTAACACTGTCAACTAGTAGTAGTTCATTAAAAACGTCTTTCCAACTTCCATAAATGTCTCCCGCGACTCCGACTAGCCCGCAAATTGCAAACTCTCCTGCATGAATTCTGACATTAGTTCAAAACAATAATCAGCAAAACGAGAACCGGGAACATATTCTGGATGACCCTGAATGCAGAGGGTCCGGGTTTGCGGATACCAAACGATCTCAGTGTCCTTGTGGTCGTCTGGGTAGAAAAGACTATGCCCAGCTTCCCAATGATCAGGATTCGCAAGCTTTCTGGTTGATTCGTCAGCCGTTGCAATGACAACACCAGTCTTGTAATTGGGTCGCATCATCTGGTGGTGTGTGCTGGTGGCTCTGATCTTTTCACCAGTTCGGGTGTCAACGATCATATGGTCGCGAGTGTGACGATCAACATCTTGCCAGAGGGTGCCACCATTAAGGCAATTGAGAAGTTGAGCTCCACGACAGATACCAAGTTTGAAAGTATTCGGAAAACGATTAAAGATGGCAATCTCTTCTTCATCACGACGAGACGGTTCGAACGGAACACCACGATAAGCCGGTCGTTCGTGGTAGATTTTGGTACCAATATCGGCACCGCCGTTAAAGACAATCAAAGTAGCAGACTCGGGATCTTTGATAGGACGCATACCAATTCCACGGAAAAGATGGCTGGAACTGTCCAAACCACCATATTCGTTAAGGCTAGTAAACGGCATGTCTTTAAAGTTCATCAAAGGCGTCGTCGTCGTCAAGGTCGTCGAAATCAAAATCGTGTTCCTCTATGTGTGGTTGTGGTTGTGGTTGTGGTTGTGGTTGTGGTTGTGGTTGTGGTTGTGGTTGTGGTTGTGGTTGTGGTTGTGGTTGTGGTTGTGGTTGTGGTAGATCATCCCAAATATGCAAGGGAGGTTGAACAAATAGTGGAGGCATTGGAACAAACTTTTTAATCTTTGGTTCAGCTATTGGCTTGATAATGGGTAGACCAAACAACTCCGAGATCTTTTCGTCGTCCATAGTCTTCATACCCCGAATAGTATTATAATCGGTACTACCCCAAATTTTGTCACACGGACGACAATTTTTAGGATTTACCTTAAAAGATTCTGACATTGAAGTCATATCACCTTTTATGATCCGACCCCAATCGGACGACGGAGCGAACCAATAGTGACCATGTACCGGGAAAAATCTGTTGTCGCCATTAAATGGCTCACCACGAGTAGAATAAGACAGCAGAAAGGCTAGAACAGTGTCGAACCCAGCTTGTGTCAACAACTTCCATTGTTTAAGAAACTTTGAATGTTCTATTGGAACTCGGGTGGCAATACAGAAGTTGTAAAGAACATTGCTTGGCCATTTGTCTAGATCAGTAATATGAAGATAATAAGTCGCTCTCGATTTCTTAAGACTGACAAGATCACTAAAAGCTTTGAAGGGACCATTTATCAACATTCGAATATAGTCTATAGAAACCTCATTAGACTTTGGAACAGCAGTAACCATCTCTTCAAAACCAGGTTTGTGCATTTGCATACTAGCGTGACATATACGCATGTATTCCTTGATAAGAACACCTTGAGAATTCCAAATGAACCAAGAAGATGGACTAGCATGATTCAAGCTTTTATACGTGTCAAACAAAGAGGGTAGGTTCTCTTCTATAACACTCTTACTATCAACTAGGATTTCTTCGGGGATTTTCTTATTCACCAATTATTGGTCTTCCTTAACGGAGTTAAGAACTTCTACGTTGAGGGTAAAGAGATCTTTATATATTATTATATTATTTAGTCTCTTTAAAGAACTCTCTAAGAGTCTCTTTAAGAGATATTATATACCAAAATATTAAGCTGTCAAGATAATAAATCCAATTACAGCAGAAACAGCACCGGCATAACACCAATGCAACCCTGTAATTGTGGTACGTCTTCCGTCTTCAGGAAAGTCGTTCTTCATAGCAGATATGCCTGCTAGGAACATACAAACAGCACAAATAGCGAAGAAAAGACCCGCGATAGACATTATGCCGCCAGCTTCCAGGTTTTGCTTTTGTCGCGAAGGAACAAACCTTGGGGGCTACCGCGCGGTGTGGCTTCCCCGATCTTGACAAAACCACACTTCTTGATGGCGTCCATGATCTTCTTGCTAGCCATTTGACCAGAATTGAGGGTCA